CCGTCTGCGCGCCACACGATCCGCGAACCCGTACAATCCGCGGGCCACCGCCAACGATTGGACGAAACCGGAAGAGCTCGCCTTCTCCGGCGCGCTCGCCGCGTCCAGCAGCACGCGCACACCGGACGGGCTCGACACCGCCACGACGACGCGTGCGGTCCTCACCGTGTTCGACCCGTCCACGGATATCCGGGTGGGTGACCGGATCCGCGCGGACCCGGGCGACGGCACCCTCTGGCAGGTCACCGGCGTTCCCGCGCGGGACCTGAACCCGTTCACCGGATGGCAGCCCACGCTCGAGATCCAATTGGAGGAGGTGAAAGGAACATGAGCCGAGCCCGCATCCACATCGACTTCGACGAAGGTTTCTTCGACGAGGTCCTCAACAGCCCCAATGTGCGCGCTCAGGTCGACCTGGCCGCCAACCGCATGCTCGCCGAAGCCCGCGCCACGGCTCCGGTCGACTCCGGCCGCTACCGCGACAGCCTGCACATCGAACACGTGATGCACGAACACCGGCAGACCGCGCTCGTGGTCGCCGACTCCGACAACGCGATGCTCGTCGAATCCCAGACCGGCAACCTCGCGCGCGCCCGACGCAAAGCGAAGGCATGAGCATGGGCCGCGTGACACCACCCGACATCAGCCTGTGGCTATGCGACCGGATCCGCGCCGAACACCCACACGTCGAATGCGACATCCGCATCCCCGACGGGTACACCGGCGACCATCCACTCGTCGTCGTCCGCGACGACGGCGGACCGCAATCCGACTGGATCGTCTTCAACCGCAGCCTCGGCGTCACCGTCTACGGCTGGGACGAAACCAATCCCAAACCATTACGCGACCTCGCCGCCAACCTGTACGCCCTCCTCACCGACGACGAACTCGCCTACATGGACGGCTCACCCATCACAGCCGTCACCCAATCCGGCTGCAACGGTCCCTACCCGGTCTCCACGTCCATGGCGTGCGCCGGCTACTACCTGACCGTCGAATACTCGACCGTCGGCACCCACTAAACCCATCCAGCAAAGGAGACACCCATGGCACGCGACAACCGCGGCAACAACATCGACGACGCCGAACTCGTCCTCGGCGGATCCATCGCACTCGTCGAATACGATCCCAAAAACAAGATCACCCGCGAAAGCATGGCCGAATGGATCAAAACCGTCGACCTGCCGGAAGCATACGGCACCGACTCGTACGTCGGCCTCATCTCCAGTGATGGCGGCCCCCAGGACGGGCGCGACGGCGGCGACGTCACCGAGTTCTACCAAGGCGGCTACCAGCTGCCCGGAGAAGCCAGCCTCACCCTCGCCTTCACCGTCGCCGAAAACAACCGCAAAATCCGCCGCATCACCCTCGGAGAACCCGACGAATACGGAGTCTACGCCGTCAACGACATCATCCAGGCCGAAAAATGGTGCTGCTACGCCGAGGAACTCCTCAAAGGCGGCCGCATACGCCGCCGCGCCGGCGTCGTACAGGTCTCCGGCAACGAACCCAACCAAAGCACCCGAGGCGAAGTCAAAGGCCAGCAGCTCACCCTCACCTGGATCGAAGACGACATGTACGACAACGCCAAATACTTCGAATCCGTCTACGACCCCGAAAACAAGGCACCAACCACCACACCCACTGAATAAGACAGGAGCCCCACATGAGCGACAAAACACCCACCAAAGCCGAATTCGACGCATGGACCCCAGAAACCGAACACGACGCGCTCGCGGCCATCGGCGAAGCCTTCCACGTGCGCCACATCATCAAAGGCGACACGTTCTGGGCGCTCGCACCAAACGGGAAGGTCTACAAGCTGCCCCTGGGCCTGTCTATCAAGGACTTCGAGGCGCTCAGCGCCGAAGGCAACAGCGATGTGCAGTCCATCAGCGCGGTCAAGGACCTCATCCGCAGCTTCGCCGGCCCCGAACAGGCGGAAAGCCTTGAAGAGCAACCGGTGCAGGTCGTCATGAACATCCTCAACCAGTACGGCACCGTCATCCGTGACTCCCAAGGCGCCGATCTGGGAAAATAATCGGCCTCGCCGCATTCATCAACACCCATGCCACAGCCTGCCGAGCCGACCTCGCCGCGGCGGGCTGGAGCATGCAACACGACCTGGGAACACGCCTCGCATGGGAGGACGCGCACGCATTCATCCTGTGCAAGGCCGCCGACCCGACCAGCTACCTCGGCCAGGACCTGCAACGCGCCAGTGAGCAGACACGCCAACAGGCACGCCAACGGGAAGCGAAACAGGTCGCACAACACATGAACCCGATGTTCAAACACCTATTCACATAACCGCAGGGGAGGGGGAGCAATGGCATTCGGCACACAGGTGGGCACCGCCACACTCCCCATCTTCCCCACTATGGCCGGCTTCCGCAGCAAAGTCTCCAAAGAGGTCTCCGCGGCCGGACGCGACGGCGGCAACGCGTTCAGCAAAAGCTTCAACGGGTCGAAAGCAGGACAGGAAGCCGGCAAACGCTTCAAAAACGGCTTCTCCGACAGCTCGAAGGGCATCGGCGAAGACACGCTGCGCAAATGCCAGCAGGACGTCGCCAAAGCCAAAAGCGGCTACACCGCCGCCATGCTCGCCCAAAAGTCCGCAGCCAACCAAGTCACCGTAGCCGAAAACAACCTCAACGCCGCCATCGGCAAACGAGACGCCGCCACCAAAGCAGTCGCCTCCGCACAAGACACCCTCAGCCAAGCGATCGCCACATCCGGTGCCAACAGCCAGGAAGCACAAAGCGCCACCATGGCGCTTGAAGCGGCCAGACAATACGAAGCCAAAGCGACCACCGCCGCCGAGGCCGCCCAGATCCGACTCGAAAAAGCCCAACTGGCCGCATCAAACGCCGCCGACAAAGCGGCCGCGGCAAGCGAACGACTCACCACAGCCCAGAACGCGCTCGCCCAAGTCAGCGGCGCCACTGGCAACAGCGTCGCAAGCAACATGCACGCCCTCATGTCCAGCCTCGCCAACCTCGGCAAGACCGCGCTCTCGCCAATCACGTCGCTCGCCTCCAACCTAGGAGCAAAGATCGGCGGTGCGGCCAAAAAACTGGTCAGTCCGATCACCTCGAAATTCGGCGAACTCAAGACCAAGACAGGAGAGGCGTTCACCGCGATTGGGGCGAAGGCCAGCGGAGCACTGAACGGTATCGGCGCAAAAGCCACGGCGGCATTCGGCAAACTGCCATCCGGCATGCAGTCCGCGCTCACGGCCACCGGTGGATATCTGCGAAATCTCGGCGGAGCCGCGGGCAATGTGCTTTCGAACATCGGTTCCACCGCACGGTCCGCGTTCGGAGCGCTCGGCAACACCGCGAAGAGCGCCGCCAGTGTGATTGGCTCGCACATCCGTGATGGCGCCGCCCGTGCCAAGGCGGCTCTCGAGAACATGGCAAGCGTCAGCATGGCGGGTCTCACCGCCGGCGCCGTCGCCGTGGGCGCCAAACTCGTGAGCGTGGGCAAGGAGGCGTTCAACCTCTACGCGACCTACGAGCAGGCGGTCGGCGGCATCGACACCCTCTTCAAAGGATCGAGCAAGACTGTGCAGAAGTACGCCGCCGAAGCGTACCGCACCGCGGGCGTCGACGCGAACACGTACATGCAGCAGATCACCAGCTTCTCGGCGAGCCTGATCTCCTCGTTGGGCGGCGACACCGCCCAGGCCGCCAAACTGGGCAACCTCGCGATGATCGACATGAGCGACAACGCGAACAAAATGGGCACGAGCATCGAATCGATCCAACAGACCTACCAGTCGCTCGCACGCGGCAATTACGCGATGCTCGACAACCTGAAGCTGGGCTATGGCGGCACGAAGATGGAGATGGAACGGCTCATCGCCGACGCCAACAAACTCCGCGCCGCGAACGGTGAGACGGCCGACCTGAGCATCGAGAAGTTCAGCGACGTCGTCACGGCGATCCACACGGTGCAGACCGAAATGGACATCACCGGCACCACCGCGAAGGAAGCCGCGACCACAATCGAGGGATCCATCGGCATGGCGAAGGCCGCATGGACGAATCTGCTCACCGGCCTCGGCGACGGCAACGCCGATCTGAGCGCGTTGACGCAGAACCTCGTCTCGGCCATCGGCGACGTCGCCAGGAACGCGCTGCCACGCGTCAAGCAGATCGTGCAGGGCATCGTCAAGGCCATTCCAGGCCTGTTCGACGGGCTCAAAACACTGCTGCCCGCACCGTTCCAGTTGGCGCTCGACACCATCGGCGGCCTGTTCTCGAAGTTCAAGGGCGTGCTCGCCCCGGCGATGGGCGCGTTCGCCGCCTTGGGGGCCGGTGGGCTCGCCCCGCTGCTGGGCAAGATCCCGCTCGTCGGCGGCCTGCTGTCCAAACTGGCGGGCCCGCTCACCGCGCTCAAAAGCCCGATCGGGCTCGTCGTGGCCGCGTTGGGAGCGCTCATCGCCACCAGCCCGGAACTGCAGGCCACGTTCGGCAGCGTCATGCAGAACGTGGCCGGCGCGTTTTCGGACGCGCTCAACATCATGGGCCCCACGTTGCACACGCTCGGTGCTGAAATAGGGTCGATGATGCAGGCGATCATGCCGAGCCTGACCGAGATCGGCACGGCCGTGGCCGTGGCCATGAACCAGATCCTGAGCACATTGGCGCCATTGATCCCGCAGATCCTCCTGCCGATCATGAACGTGGTCCGTCAGATGCTGCCGGCCATCCAGCAGGTCGTCACCGTCATCGCGAACGCGGTGGCGGGCATCCTGCCCATGTTGGCCGGCATGCTTCAGGCGATCATGCCGGTCGTCGCGTCGCTGATCGAACAGCTCGTGCCGTTACTGCCATCGATCATCACACCGATCCTGCAGGCCATCACGACACTCGTGCCGATCATCGAGCAGGTCATGGCCACGTTGCTGCCGATCGTCGAACAGATCATGCCGATGCTACAGCAGGTCATCGCGGCGCTCATCCCGCCGATCACCTCGTTCATCGACACGCTACTGCCGATGATCGTGCAATTCATCGAACAGCTCACGCCCATCGTGCAAGGCGTCATCACGGCGATCGGTGACGCGTTGAACACGCTCATGCCTGTGGTGCAGCAGGTCATCGACCTGATCTGCAGCTACATCAACGACGTGATCATGCCGACGGTGCAGGCCATGGCGCCGGTCGTGCAAAGCGTCATCAACACCATCGTCAGCGTCGTCCAGCCCATCGCCGGCATCATCAAGGGCGTGGTCGATGTCATCGCCGGTATTTTCAGCGGCGACTGGAACCGTGTCTGGAACGGGCTGAAGGGCGTGGTTTCGAACGCCGTCAACGCCGTCAAGAACATCTTCAGTGGCGCGGTCGATATCGGCCGCAACTTCATTGAAGGCCTGTGGAACGGCATCGGCAACATGGGCAATTGGATCAAGGACAAAATCGCCGGATTCTGCGGAGGAGTCCTCGATAACATCAAGGGCTTCTTCGGCATCCACAGCCCCAGCCGTGTCATGCGCGACCAGGTCGGCAGAATGCTCGCCAAAGGCCTCGGCATCGGTATCGACGACGGCGCCGACGGCATCTACGCGGGCATCGACCGCATCGGACGGCACATCGTCGACCGGGCAAAAGCCATCACACCGACCATCGGCATGGAAGGAGTGGTCAACGGCCCCGGCATGTCCGTCGCCGGCGCCACGGCAGCCGGGACGACCGTGTCGTCGAACACGACCATCAACGTGGACGCGACCGGTCTCAACGCTGAAGAAGCCTACGCGGTCATCGCCATGCACGCGCGCCGCGCCAACTCGGGATGGGGAGGTGACCTCTGATGCGCATCACCATCACCTCGCCGAACGACGTCATCGCACTGTCCGACCAATACGATGACCCGACCCATGTGTGGGCGATCAAGAAAGACGGCGTATCGGGACTGTACGGTACGCCGTCCACACGCGAAAGCCCCCTTGAGCGGCCGCAGATGGACGGCGCCTACTGGCCATCTCGCTTGACGCAGGGATCGCGCACGGTCAGCCTCGACTGC